CGCTACGCTCGCCGCGTCCTCGTAAAATTTCAGTCTCTCTTGACACTGCGCGTCTTTTGCGGGCGTAGCTAGCTTTTCAAACCTCGCTTTTGCTTGTTTGGCTTCTTTGATTGCGTCTTGCTTTTTTACCTCCAGCGCTTCCAATTTGGCGTTTTGCAGCTCGATTTTTGCATTGCATTCAAAAAGACTGGATGTTGCGATTTGAAATTTTGCATCTTTTATCACTATCTCTTTTTTGGCTTCTTGAAGCTGCGCGGCTAGGCTTTCAATCGTGCCATTTAGCCGCCATATCTCAAAACCAGCCCCGCCAAGAGCGATAAGAATTACGATGCCGACGCTTACTAAAAATTTTATGTTTAAGAAGCTCATGTTATGATCCTTTTAGCAATTTTACAGCGATGACGACGACCAAAATGGTCGTCGCAATGATCGCAAATTTGACCGCCGAGCTCATTTGATCCTCTTGATCGGGTTGATCGCCCAAACGGTTTTAAGTATCTTTTTATCGTCCGCTTCGAGATATTGCGCTTTGTTGTCTTCGCGCATACCTACGACGTCCATAAGCTTCCAACCAAGATATATGCGGCAGTACCGTTTCGATTTGCCGTATCTGATCTCGCGGTAGTAGCCGAAACGCTCGCGCCCGTCTTTCATTTTGCAAGCGATGAGGCACTCGATATTCTTTTGCCCTTTGTTGTAGGTTGCGAGCGTATCGCCTATCGCGCGCACGGTGTTTGCGTCTATGTCCTCGACTTTGACGCCCAGATACTTTGCGCTGAATACGCCTATGCGGTTTCTGTATAGCCAGCACAGCCTCGCCCAATACGTGCGGTTTTTGCCGTTCGGGAAATGCTCGCTTTTCCAGCCGTCGTCGCCATTGACCCCATAATCGGGGTCGTCAAACCACGCCGCCCACTTCGGCAAATTTTCGCTTTTCTCGTCGCAGGTCAGCAGAGCGATAGGTACTACTATAAAGTGTAGTATCTCGACGGGTAGCTCGATAGCTACGTTTTTAAGAATTTGTAGTTTTTGCTTTTGGCTTAGTCTCATCTTTTACCTCACTTTGATACTTCGGGCTTGCCGGGCAGCCGCTCCAAGGACACTCGCCCTTTTTGTCTAGCTTTGAGCTGCATATCTCGCAGCGTTTAGTTTTCTTTTTCATTTTCGCTTCCTTTCTCTAGGGCTTGTTTCTCGGCTAGTAGCTCCTTATATTCCTTCCGGAGTTCAGGCAATACGCTATCATTGCCGATGAGTATCGCGCGGCGGATGTCGTCCTCGACTTCTTTTATCGCTTCGTCTAGCTCGGCTAGTTCGTCCTTTTCTTGCTCGACTTCCACTCTTATGAGTTTTTGATTTTTGGCGTCTGCAATATTTGCGTTTTCGCTCAGGGCTTTTTGCCAGACGTCGTTTGAAATTTCAAAATTCGGCGTCGGTATGCTCTCATGAATTTCGTCGTCGTAGTAACCTAGTATCTCGTTTGTTTTTTCGTCGTAACGTACGTATTTCATTCTTTCTCCTTTAATAGCCTATGGCCATCCAATAAAATTTAAAATAGTCGCCGGGAGTTCCTTTGATACGCGTTGTTTGTATAGAAAACCCCGTATTACTAGGGTTTTCTATAAGGGCTTCGTCTGCGATAAAGACCGCAAATTCGCCCTCTTTTTCCGCGGAAGTCAGCGAGACGTTTAACCGCTTGTTAAAAGCGATAGGGAAAGTAACTTTCGTAGCAGTCGTAGTCCCCCACTGCAATATAAGCCCGTTTGGCAACCTTGTGTAGCCGTTTTCGGATTTGGCGCAGGCAAACGCTTCCGCGATAGCCTTTTCGGTTACGGCTACGTCTTCGGCTTTGCCCGTAATGCTGTTTTTGAGTTTCGTTATACCAGCCTTAGCCTCCGTGGCGTAGATGCTTTTGTCTATTTGATTTGCATTAGGCTCTTTTACCTCTTTGGCTTTGATTAGCACTACTACCGCCATATTATACGGTCTTGTTTCATTGCCACCTGTTGCTCCTGATTGTATGTGATTATTGCTACCTGCAAATGGACCACTACCGCCATTATTTGATTGGCCTATTCCAGGTTGCTGACCAACGCCGTGCGTATGCGATTTAATCTCATCTTGTTGAGCTTGCCCTAAAGCGGCAGCATTGCCACCAATGCCACGCATAAACTTTCCGTCGCTAAAATTCGGTATATTAAAATCATCTCCGCTTCCGCCGTATGTATATCCGACGACGGTAAAAAGCTCGGCGTATTCGCTCTTTTTTAGGCTTCGTCCGTCGCAAACAAGAAAGCCCGCGGGCGTAACGCTTTGACTGCTCCAAAGCAAATATGAGCCTATTTTTAAGCCGTCGGTTACGTCGGATTTTTGAGCATACCTCTCGTCGCTTTCTTGTTTATTGTATGCGTCGATAAGTTTTAGGAACGTTTTTTCAGCCCAATCCCTCGTAGCCAAAACCACGCTGTTATCTACTTTAAGCTCGATATTAGAAACGTTGCCGATTAAAATTCTAATCTTAAATACCAGATCGCTTCCCGCGCCCTGATTTAAAGCCGGTTTATAGCTGAGCGGAACGCGGCCTACGGCAAACATCTCCCCGCTTTGCGTAAAAATAGCGAATTTCCTTATATTAAATCCTCCGACGCTAGAAGGAATCACGCCCTCTACGTTGAGGATAGAGGGGTTTTGCGGATCTTGGGTTAGGGAGTTGATCGCAAACTCATGTTTTGTATTCTCGAGCGCGGTAGCTGCCTCGCTAGGGGCTATCTCGCTATCGCTCACGGCTATTTTGCTGAGCTTAACGGGCGTTTTATTAGCAACGGCGTTTATTAATAAATTTGCCCCCGTTGCCGTTAAAAGGCTAAAATATTCTTGCATCTATATCTCCTAAATTTATAATATTTTCGGTTTTTAAAGCGCACGCAAAATAAGCGCTTTGGCTCGTCTCGATATCTCGCGGGCTAAAAGGATCTACGCAAATAGTAGCCCCCGCGTTCAAACAAACGCCCGCGTAAATATTTGCGTTTGACGTAAGCTTGATAACAGAGCCGTCGTAAACGCTTCTAACGTTCTTGTAGGCCTCTATTATCTCGGTAGTCTTTTTTAAGCTTGCCTCGCTTATGCCGTTTTCGCCGGCTTCCAAAATTAACTTAAAGCGGTAAGGTTCGCCGCCGTATTCGTGCCACTCTTTGATCTCGCACTGAGAATAGAATGATTTTAACGCCTTGTTAAGAGAGTAAAAAGTGCCCTCGTTAAAATAGGTTTTTATCGGCTCTTTTAAAAGTTCTTTAGTCTCCTCTAAGCTTGAGCTTTTAGGTTCAACGTCAAACATAAACGCCAAAAAAGCCCGATTAAAATCATTTTGCGAGTAAAAAAATCTATCGTCAAATTTCAGCCATTCGCCATACTTATCGCTCATCACCTCATCGACGCGAAACAAAACATCCGAATACGCGCGCAAATCAAACATCGCTAGCCTTTAAGATTCTCAAATTGTTTAAAATTAGGATCTCGTCGCGCCCGATTTTGGGGATTTGGCTTTTTATCTCGACGGCTTTTGCGTTTTCGTCGAATGCCGCTTCTATAATCGCGCTAAAATGCGGAGTTTCGCCTATCTCCAGTTTTGAGAAAAACTCCGTTATTTTTGCAGTTGCGCTTGTCAAAACCTCGCTAAACATGAAATCTTGACGAGGCGAAATTCCTAGCGTCAAATCCAAATTTACGCGCGATACGGCCTTGATGCGCACGTCATCGGTTAGGGGCGTTTTGCCGAGCAGGGTCTCTTTTATTTTGGTCTCGGCTATAGAGTTTTCAAATTTGGAAAAATAAACTATCTGCACAACGCCGGGGTTTAATTGGTAAACGTTTGCTTTCGTTATACCCTCTACGCTCAGCACATAAAAAAGATAGCTCTTTTGGCTTCCCGCCGTGCTAAAGCGATGCATTGCGAGTAAAAATCTATTTCTTAGCTCGTCATCGCTCTCTCGCGCCTTAAACCCGCTAAAAGGGGTTTTTTGCGTTATTTCCTTGACGTAAATATTGAGGATTTCAAGGATCGTAGTTTCGTAGTTTTCCTTAAAATATTCGCTCGCCTCCACTTTAACGGTTGCTTTATCGGATATACTTACATCTTGCAGCAAAAATGAAAAATGCCCATTCCCGTCTGTAAATTTTGACCCCTTAGCTAAAAACGTTGGGGAATTAACTACGATTTCAAGCTCTGCGATAGGCTTTATTTCCTCGTTTCGCTTAATGCCTATAAGCTTAACTAGCTCGTCGAGATATTCTCCGGTGCTAAAATTTAGGTAATTATTCGCCACTTTGACATTGATGAGCTCGAAAAAGTTATTTATCCGGTATAAAAATATGTCGATCAGCGTCATATAATCGTCGCCGACTAGCGGGATATAATCAAGCTTGCCGCTTTTGCGTCTGAATTCCTCGATTATGTTTGCGCGCTCTTTTTCTATATCTAGAGGCTTGATAAATTGCGGCACTCTTAGGGGTTTCATAAGGTTAGCCTCACTTCATTTTCGTTAAATTCGCCCTTTATCGCGTAGTCTATTTTGACGTCTAAAATATTATCAGCCCGCGGCGTGAGCTCTATTTTGAGGTTTTCCACTCGCGGCTCGAAGGTTAAAATTTGAGATTTTAGATCGCGTTTGAGCGCCAAAAGCTCGCTTAGCGTCATTTGTTTGTCGATGTATCTATCTATCCCAAACGTCGGGCGCAGGGTTTTTGTTAGTTTTGAGGTTTTGCAAATGCGCCTGATACTTTCAAGTTCGCTTATTTGATACATCGTCCATCCTAGAAAACGGGGGCGGCGAAAAGGACAAAACGCCGCCCTACGGCTTTAACGAGGACATAATATAAAAATCTTGTTTTCTTTTATACAAGGGGGTTTTGTAGTTTTGGCGCAGTTAAATTTGCGATATGAGGTTTATATATCTCAATCTCTTACGTATCCGTTATTGGTGTGATCGGTTAAGTTGCCGCGAGCGTCGCTTACGCTACCGCCAAAGCTCGCATCGCCTCCGGCCGTTATAGATCCGGTTATTTTTACGTTTCCGTTTATTTCAAAATTTCCGCTACCCCCGCCGTCTCCTGAGGTGGTTATAGCGCCTTGTATAAGCGTATTTCCTAAAAGCTTTATATCCGGACTTTTTACGGTCGTATTTTTTGCGGTAACATTCACGTTTTTAGCAGTTAGATTTACGTTGTCGCAGGTTATATTTATCTGCTTTGGGGATAGAATTTCAAGCGTTGAGTTTGACGTGTCGTAGCTGATTATAGTGCCGTCTTCGTATTGCGTTATCTCTTTGGTTTGAGAGCTTCCCTCGGGCTCGCGGCAAGATTGATTAAAGATCGCGCCCACGGCGTATTTAAGCCCGCCGTCTCTTAGTTGATGGACGATCGCCTGCTCCCCTACTCGCGGCGGCGAAAACGTGCGCTTAAATGAGTTGGCATTTTGGACGTAGGGGATGAGCTTTGTTTTCGTGCCTAGGTATTCGACCCTTACCAGGCTTTTATTTTCGCTCACTTCGCAGATCGTGCCGATAAATTGCATTTAAACGCTCCAAAGCTGCGTATGGTAAACGAAACTCAACCTTAGTTCGGTCATAACGTAGTCTTTATCCAAAACCTCGATATTTGAGCGATTTACGGCGTTAAGCTCCATAAAATTAAATTTGCCTTCAAAGCTCTTTAACCTATCTAGCACTTTTAATAGCAGCTCGTCGTTTTTGCTATACGACGAAGCTATCAAATTTATGCTTACGCTTAGCTCGTGTTTGATCCGCTCAAAGCTCGCCGCCTCAACTGCGTCGTCGGTGTCTTTTATGATGATTAACGGTAGATTGTCTTTGTCGAATACGTAAATTTCAAAAACCTCAACGTTAAAATTTAAGCTCTCTAAATGCTTTTTTAGCGCGCTTATTATCTGAGCTCGGACATTTTCAGGCTCGCCGGGCTGCTGGGTATTTGAGCTTGCGGCTGCGACTTCTATTTTCGTTGCTTCTTCTATATATTGTTTCTTTGGCATCAAATCTCTCTTAAAAATAGTCTTTTTAGCACTTGACTTTCGAGCACGCTTTTTGTAATCTCGTATCTAGTGCCTAGTATCTCGATCTCGTCTTTTAGCCTTAGATTTTTCGCATCTTCAAGGGTGATAAGGGCGGTTATTTCCGTGCCTACCGCCCCGTTTTCGTAAATCACCTTAGAGTTTGCGTTAAAATGGCATTTGATGAGCTTGTCCGTTCTCGTGCATTTCAAATTTATGCCAAAGCTTTGATTTAAGATGCCCTTAACGTCGTTTCTCACCATATCTAGATTAATCATTTATATTGCCGTTTTCGTCAAGTCCTTTGACATTGGCGTCCTTGTCGTCCTCGGGCGGTTTTTTATCGTCTTTCTTGGCCTCTTTGCTTTTACCAGATGCCGATTTCTTATTCTCTTTAGTATCTTTTTTCTCGTCTTTGTTGCTTGTTACTATATCGTTTTTATCATCGTAAGGCGCGATCGCTCCGATAGTCTGCATTCGCGCGACAAAATTTCTATCCGTTCCATCAGGTAGCTCGATGGTGTCGCCCTCTTCGCAAAAATCAACGCCGATTAACGTGGCGTATAAAACTATATATTTGCTCATTTTTTACCTTTCTTTTTTACTTCGCAGGCGAGCCGAGCCCGCCTTTACGATGAAGGGCTACGCCCTTTCAAAACCCCTAAAGCCCTGCTTCGCGGGTTCCAGTTTTTTAGGTGAGCCACACTCACCCCTTACGCTCTAAATTTAAACAGATGTTTTTGAGATAGCAAAACTCTTCTCGCGCGCTAGCTTGGCGTCGATGTCGTAAAATGCCTGGAGCAAGACGTTTCCGCCCTCTTGCATTAGCGGCAGGATTTCAAGCGGTCCAAACGCTCCGATCCAAATATCCTCAAAGTTTCCAAAGATCACGTCGCCGGCTTTTAGGTTGTTGTTTTTGTAGTAGGCATATCCTTGAAGGTCATTGTCTCCGACGTCGATCAGCATGCGCTCGGTGCTGTTGCCGCGCTTGGTGCTTCGTAGTTTGCTGATGTCCGTTCCGTTGATGAAAAACTTAGAGTGCTCGGTATCAAGTCCTGCTGCGTCTAGCTTATCGCCAAAGGCCAAGGTAAGCTCCAAAGTAGGCGCAGTCATGTATCCGGCGACGGTCGGCACTCCGCTTGTAGCAAATAGCCCTTTTACGACTCCGTTGCCGTAAAGTAGCGTCTGCTCTATTTTTTTGCGGATCGCGTCTTTTAGCTTTTTAAACGCAAAGCTCTCAAGCTCAAACGCGTTCATGTTTAGCATCGTTCTAGTGATGATGATATTTGCGTTTAGTGTATGCGGGCTTAGCGAGATGTTGTCAAACGTCATCTTGTCAGCGTCGCGTCTTTTGCCTTCTTCGACAAAGTCCGCGGTAATGCTAGACGTATCGCGCGGAATAGTCAAATTAGCGCTTAGGTTCGGTAGCCATGTGCAAAAATTTAGTAGTTTGCTGTCTTGCTTTAGCTGCTCGATAAGCAAATCTCCGCGGTATTCTCTATTTACGGCGTCGGCTGCCGTCGTCGTGCTTGTTACTCCGTCGGCGAAATTTGCTATAAACTCGTCCGGCAATGCAAAACGCCCGATCTCTTTGCCTCTGTATTCCATCTCGCGCGACAAATCGACGTTTCTATCTACGGCCGATTTTATGACGTTTGCGAGGCTAAAGCACGCGCTATTATCTCTTTTTGAGAGGATATTTACTGTTTTTATCTCGCTTTTAGCGTTTAGTTCGGCCATTTCTTTGCTAAATTCGGCGTAACTCTTGCCTGCGCTTATCGCGGCGAGCGCCTCTTTTTCGCGGCCTAAAATGTGAGCTAGCTCGATAATGTTTGCTCTAGTCTCTTCGCTTAATCTTACTTGCTCGTTTAGTTTGGCAAGCTCGCCAGCGCTTGGCGTTGCAGCTAGTTTTGCGCCCTCTTGCGGCGCTGCTTGTTCGTTCATTGGCATTTTTTCTCCTTTTGGTTGATTAAATTTTGATATTTTTGCATTAGGATCAGCTCCTTGCCAAACGGCCGAGAGTTCGATAATCTCGCCCTCGTAAATTTGGTAATGCTCCACCCCTTCTATTTTGTCCATCTCTTTTACTTTGTAGTTTCCAAATCCAACGCTCACGCTATCGCTAAGCCCGGCTTTATATTTCGCGTAAGCTTCTTTTGAGCTAGCTACCTCATCGCTAAATTTAACCTTGGCTTTAAAATCTCCGTTTTCAAATTTAGTCTCGATTATTGCCCCGATTGCATTTGCAAACGTCGGATCATGATCCAAATAAAGCGTTTTGGCGTTAAATTTAACCCCACTAGTATCTACGCTCAGGTAATATTCGTCGCCCCAAAATCCAACTCTTTTGTGGAGGTTGTTTTTTGAGAGCGCAATAAAGCTAATTGTTTTTGCTTCGTCGTCAAACGCCGCATCTTTGCCTAAATTTACGCTAAAATTGCGCGCGTCTTTTAAGATATTTTCATTCACTGCCGCTATTTCCTTTCTTGATTTTTTCTATTTCTTGCAATTTTTGCACGATTTGCTTCTCCTTTTCCAGCTCGTCGAGATAGGTATCGTATTCGATCCCTTTTTCCCTCAAAACTTCAATGCGCGTTTTAAACCCGCACTCGATCGCCTTGGCGTTGGCGCTCACTTCCTTATTTGGGTCGATGTATTCCCATCCTTGCGGCTTAAAACTAAAATGATCTAAAATTTCGCCGTATTCTTTGGGCGATATTCTGTTCATTAAAAGCTCTATTTTTAGCCACTCTTTAAAAATGACATTGTGCATTTTGCGACGGAGGAAATTTTGCACGCGTTTAAAGCCCCTTCGCTCGCTCGTCGTGCCTTGACGGATCGAGCTATAATTTACCTCGCGCAAATCGCCCGTAAGCGTCGCGTAGCTGATGCCTAGCGATCGCGCCACTTCTTGGTTAGTGCTTTTTAGGAAAAACTCGATATTGGTCGGATTGTGCGGATCGATAAATTTAGGCTCGATGCCCGCCTCTAAATACCTCATCGTGCCCGTTTCTACGTTTTCGGGCAGGTCTATTTTGGCGCTTTCGTTCGTTAGCTCGCCCGTATCCTCATCAAATTCCGGAGCTATCCCGCCTATGCCGCCCTCGTCTTTTTGCGTATAAAATCCCGTCATTTCGCTAGCAAGACGGGCGCGGTTTAGCTCGGCTTTTTTAAATTTATCTTTTTGGTGTATGTCAAAAATCGCCGTGGCTAGCTTTGAGTTGCCGCGCGTTTGTTCGGCGATCATCGGTTTTCTTATGTGGATTATGTCTTTTGCTTCTATGCCGAGGCGCTCATTATGATCTCTTTTTACAAAATACCGCACCGGCGTAAGGCTAAATTTGCTCTGTTTTTCTATACCGTAAAATATAAATTTGCTCTCGTCGGTGTAGTCGCTATCGATGCTCTCGGCGCTTATTAGCTCCATTTTGAGCGTGTCGCCGCGCACGAGCCTGATAAACGCCTCGCCGTCTCTATAAAGCGCATTTAGCGTTAGCTCTTCGTAGTCCTCAAAATCATAAACGCCGTAAATGCAGCAATCATCCTGCCATCTCCAAAACGCATTTTGGATTTTGGTATTTAAGTCTTTGCTTTTAGTCGCAATGTCGAGGATAAAGCCCTGCTCGCCCAAAACCTCGCTATCTATCATGTCAAAAAAACCGCTAGCAAGGCTTACGGCGGTGCTTATGCTACGTGCTTGATGGCGTAAAATTTTATTAGCGCGATCGGGCTCGATATTTCTAACTAGCCGGCTAAGCTCGCCTTGGTTGATCTCGGGGGCTTCGATGCTCGGGTATCTAAACATCTGCACTTTGACCTGCGGCTTAAAAAAGCCGCTTTTGCCTTTGGGTTGCTTTTTAGAGAAAAGGTTAAAAAATTTCATCAATATTTACCGCCAAAAACGTATTGGACGCTTGTCTTGTTTGCTCTCATATCTTTTACTAAAAGCGACTTTATGCGCCTTAACTCGTCTATTAGTTCAAGAGGCGAGCGCTTTACTATTCTGACGTTGTCGATTTCGTATTCTTTGATTTCGACGCCGTTGCTTAAATTTAATATGACCGCGTCGATTGCTTCGTTTATTTTTACGATTTTATCTCTCGGTTTTATGGCGTGCTCCTTGCTCGTTGCAAAGCCAAGCCGAGATGCGGCGGGGCGTTTGCATAAGCGCCATATTATCAAAACGTCTTTTTTTGTTTATACAAGGGATTTTTAGCGAGATTTGACGCCTTAGGCGTATTGTTTGTAAATTTTAGACTCTTTGAGCTCTTTTAGCGTTTCTTCTATTTCGTAGTTTAGCGCGCTTTGCGTTTCGTCGCTCAAATTTACGCGCATTTTTATTTTATTAGGGAGATTATAAAGCCTATTTGATAGCGTCGAGGCTATGTCGCTCAGATCCTTTTCGAGCTTAAAAATCGGCACTACTTCGCCCTTTTTTTCGGCCAAAATTAGCTTTTTTATCTCAGCGTCGGC